TGCATCATGTCCTTTGATCTTCTTTCCTGCATTATCAGTAAATCTTATATTACTTGCATGTGAATAAAACTCAGGTGGGAGTACAGTATTGTTTGTATCCTTTATCATGCCCTTTGGAGCAGGTGCTACAAATGTAGGCATTAGGCAGTCCTCTTTGTTAAATTAATATTCATAGGTAATCTATTTCCTTTGCTCGAGTTTTCTTTTCTTGTTAAATACTGAAGATTATTTAATACATGCAATCCTGATACTTTGTTGCCCTGTAATGGCAATATATGGTCTACACATAGTCCTTTTGGACATTTAGCATAAAAGTCTTCTATCATTTCTTTTTCTGACCATGTAGGTGTTCTTTGTAATTGAGACGTTCTTCTTATAGCTTGTAAAGCATTTAAATGTTTTCTATTTTTTTCTCGCCATTTCTTGTGAGTTGGTCTAATTTTTTCCTTGTATTTTGAAGATTGTTGATATTTCTTCTTATATTCTTTGCGTCTAGGTTCTAGGTCAAGTAATCTGTTATATTCTCTTTTATATGCTTCTTTTGAATCAAAGTCTTCTAGCTTTAATCCAAATTTATTATTACCTCTATGTATAGCACCCATAAAATATATAACCTAGATCGTCCTTTTCCACATATATACAACGATATATGGTTGTAAGTTGTTGTGGGCAGAACCACTACCAACTGATGATGTATGTGCAGCACTTGTACTATTGTAGGCATTTCCATCATTATCAATCCTCACGCTTGAAAGCCCTGTTGTTATTCCATATCTAGGTGTTTGGTCTGCACCATAACCTTGTAAGTGATAGTGAGATGGTAATTCAGATTCAGTTAATGTATGTGTTTTAGCACCACCTGTTTCTTCGAGTGTATCAAATTCTGTTTGTGCAGCATCAATACCTACCATAGTACGACCAGTACCAAATGCTACCCATGTACCAAAACCTAGTAATGTTCCAGGGTTAGTTGATACTGCTGCATTTATATAAATAGAACCTACAGGATATACAGCTTGTAAGGTAGTTAATGTACCACTTGCATTACTAACATCTCCTGTAACTGTTAGGTTTCTAATACCTGTTATGTCTTTGTTAGAATCTGCTGTAACAGCTTTTGATGCTTCGACTGTTCCTAGTGTTGCCACATCTACATAGTTAAGTTCTGTAGTATTGGCAGTACAACCATCAAGTAAATTTAATTCTGCATGTGTTGCTGTCATTGACCCTGTTATATTAGGGAAGCTATTTTTTATTGTTGATTTAAGTAATCTTATATGATCATCACCTTGAGCAACAGAATCAGTTGCCCCTGGGTTTGAGGTATTAAGACTATCTATATATGTTCCTGTTTCTAATCCCATTAATTATTCTCCTGGGTTAACTTCTTCGTTTTCTTCTTTATCTAATGATTCTCGCAGCATTTTAACAAAAGATTCTTTTCCAACTTGAAGCTGTTCTAAGTTAAATTTAGAGCCATTAATTTTTTTTTCTAGATCAGAAATATGACTAAGCATAACTTGTTGTTCTTGGGTCATATCTTCAAAAAAATATTTTTTGTCGTCTATTGTAATGGGGGTTTTTTTATTTTCTGCCATTATTTTCTCCTTTTATTGTTTGTTATTTTATGTTTTATAATTAAAACTCTTTTGTTTTGCTTGTAACTTCAGGGTTTAGTTTTGCATTAAGTTGGTCTGATAGTTTTTGTTGTAGACTAGATTCTGTTTCACCTGAATTTTCTAAAACACAATCAATACATTGTTGTTGTGTAACTGAATCAAAATCCATATCTGCACCTGAACATGAGCCATAGATACCTGTTGAGCCATCATCAGTATTAATATTATATCTCCAATGTATTTGTTGGATTACATTGTTATTGTCTACATCAAAATTAAATTGCCATTCGTACATTAATTATTCTCCTGTTGGGCTCTTGGATTCTTCATAAACTGTTATAGCATCTTCTGAAGAATTTGCATCTTCTTTGCAAAAAACTATATGTTTTTTTCCATTTTCATCTACGACCAACCACCCATTTGTTGTATCTTTTATTCTAAATGTTTCGTATGCCATATTAATTCCTATAAAAATGTTAATTGAATAACAACACTAGCACCTAGTCTATTATTTATTTCTATTTGTCCTGTATTGATAGATACCTTAATATTTCCATCTGTAGCTGAAGTTCCTGTTAATGCACCTGTAGTTTTTTCAACTGCAGTATCAAAACTTCCATCCATACTTCTAGCTATATTTGTTCTCAACGAACTCCCTACATCATAAGCCAAGAATGCACTAGCAGGTTCGTTAGGAAAAGCTGTGTCTCCAGCTGTAGTCATCATTATAAACCCACCATTTCTAGGCGGAACAACTGTTCCAACAGCATCATCTGCTATAGTAATTTGAGCACCACCTATTTCATTTCCATTAAGTGTTACATATCCTGAATCTATTGATACTACACCACTAGAATCTATTCTCATACGTTCTGTGTTGTTGGTAAAAAAAGCATAAGCATCGGCACCAACTGTACCCTCTTTAAATGTGAAGTCTGAATTATCAAATTTGCTAAATGCTTTAGTAGTACCATCTGTGTACTTATAAGTAATGTCAGATGCTCCTGTTGCTTGTATCGTTAAAGCTCCATCAGGATTTGTAGTACCTATACCTACATTACCACTAGAGTTTATTCTCATATGTTCTGTAGCAATACCACCACCTAATCCTCTAAAAACTATATTACCATCTGATGTATCGTTCCTAGATTGTAAAATTACAGCACTACCACTTACAAGCATTTCACAATATTGATTAGTTCCACCTGTATCTTGTATACGAATAGCTGGTGTTCCTGAATCTGATATATGTAATTCTCTAGCAGGACTACTCGTACCTATACCTACACGACCATTTCCTTTAACTAAAAAAACAGGGTCAGATGCTTGAGTTCTTGCAACTAATATATCTCCACCACTTGTTGTTGCACTATTAGCAAATAAATCTAATAGACCACCACCATTAGCAAAGTCTCCCTCAAAATTACCACCACTAATATTACTTTGTATTCTTAATCCAAACTCACCATTACTTTGACCATCAAATTCTATTAAACCACCTGAAGATGTAGTGTTTTTAACATGAAGTGTATTACTAGGACTACTTTCACCTATACCTAAATTACCACTAGAGTCTATTCTCATACGTTCTGTGTTGTTGGTGTTAAACACAAAGGCATGATTTGATTTAGACCCTATTGTGCCAACTGTGTCGTTTGTAAAGAAGTTAGCTTCTACAGTATTTGTTGTGTCTGTTAATCGTATTTCAGGAGTTGATGCACCTGATATATGTAATTCACTTTGTGGACTACTTGTACCTATACCTACATTACCACTAGAGTCAATACGCATACGCTCTGTAGAATTTGTAAAAAATGCCATTGGGTGAGCAGACCTATTAATTATAGTAGAACCTGTACTTGTTGTTCCAAAATCTGTAACACATCCAAGTGTTGTGTTTTCAACACGCATGTATGTTGTTCCACCAGTTGTAAGATGAAGTTTTTGTGCAGGACTACTCGTACTTATACCTACTCTGTTGTTAGTAGCATCTACATAAAGAGTGTTTGTATCAACTGTTAAACCATCGCTAACTACTGTGCCTGTTACGTCAACGCCTGTGGATGTGGTAAGCAAACGAGTTGCATTGTCGTGGTTAAGTTGAACAGCACCATCAACATTAAATATTGCGTAGTTTTCTGTTCCACCACTATTGGTTAAACGAATAGAGTTTTGTCCTTGTATGTAAAAGTTGCCAACGCCATTTTCTGTTACATAAGAATTTGAGCCATCGTGATATATCTGTAAGTCACTACCAGCACCAAAGATGGCTTTGTCGTTGTCGCCAAAGTTTACATCATTACCATTAGTGCTTAAATCACCACCTAGTTGTGGTGTTGTATCTTCTACAACATTTTCTAAATAAGAACCTAAATCAGATATGTTTGATTCTGTAATCGTTATGGTATTCGATGCACTATTGATTGTTTTATTAGTTAGTGTTTCTGATACATCTTTTAATGATGTATTATTTATTTTGTATTCTTTACCTGTTGCTAGGTTTAAATGTTCTGATGATGTCCAAGCATCTGTAGAATTTATCCAGTTAAGTGTGTGATCTGTTGTACCTTTGAGGGTTATACCACCACCATCAGCAGTTAAGTCTGTTGGACTAGCTGTAGCCCCTAATTCTATATTTTTATCATCAACAGATATTGTAGTAGAGTTAATAGTTGTTGTTGTGCCATTAACAGTTAAATCTCCACTTATTGTTAAGTTACCTGTTGTATCAATATTACCTGTGCCAGTGATGTCATTTGAGTTTAAATCTAAATTACCACCTAATTGTGGTGTAACATCACCTACTATATCTGTAAGTCCTGCTGTAATACTAGCCCAAGATGTACCATTATAATATTTTAATGCACTGTCTGTTGTGTTAAAAGCAAGGTCTCCTGCATCTAAACTTGTTGTTGGGTCAGATGAATCTACTCTGTATCTTTCTGCAAAACTATTAACACCAGTTATATTACTTGCTGTTGTATTTACATTGGCAATATCAGTTGCAACTGTAGTTATGTTTGTATTATTAGAAGCTACAGTATTTATATTAGTTGAATTACTATTAACTGCATTTATGTTTGTTTCGTTTGCAGCTACTGCATCTATGTTAGTAGAGTTTGAAGCTACACTATTAACATTAGAAATATTTGTAGCAACTGTATTAACATTAGCGATTGAACCTGCTGTAGTATTAACATTAGCTATGTTAGTAGCTACTGTTCCAATGTCAGTAGCATCACCTGCGACAGAAGTTACATCAGCAGATATACCTGCTACTGTAGTTACATTTGCATTAATTCCTGAAACTGTAGTTACGTCAGATGATATTCCTGCCACTACACCAATGTCTGTTCCATCAGCAGCAACAGTATTTATGTTTGCAATATTTGTTGCAACTGTATTAACATTTGATATTGAACCTGCAGTTGTATTTATATTTGCTATATTTGTAGCAACAGTACCTATGTCAGTTTCATCGGCAGCAACAGTTGTAACATCACTAGAAATTCCTGCAACAGTTGTAACATTAGATGATATTCCTGCAACAGTGTTTATGTTAGATGTGTTTGCTGCAACAATCCCTATATCTGTGCCATCATTAGCTACTGTCGTAATCTCTCCACTAATTCCTGCAACTGTGGTTACATTAGAATCAATACCTGCGACTGTAGTTACATTTCCTGAAATACTTGAAACTGATGTAACATCAGATGCGATTCCTGCAACAGTAGTGACATCAGATGATATCCCACCTACTATGTTTACATTTGCAATGTTATTAGCTACTGTATCTATTTCTGATGCTGTAGCACTTGAATCAACACCTGCTACTACTGTCCATTCTGTCATTAATATGCTCCGTAATCTATTCTTGTTGTTAGTGCCACGCCTGAGTGTCTGTCTCTTTCGTTAGAGTCTATTATATCATTTTTAGCACGATCATAGAGACTAGACCATGTTTGAATTCGTTTGTCATTTTGTAAATAAGGTTCTGCTTCAACTAAAGCTCCATATAAATATATATCAGGATGATTGTCTAATATTTCGTTTGTTGCATTAGAATCAGATAATGGGTTTACATGTTTATAATACAATAATTCTATTTGATAAACACCATCGGGTGTTGGTCTCAATTGTATATCATTAACCATTATACTATATGCTTTAGGTTTACCTTTTATACTTCCTGCATATACCCTATCCATTTGTTCAGGTGTTAGATATTCTAAAGATGTTTTAGGGTCGGTGTTTAATTGTATATTACGCATAGCAATATAATTATCAGGCAATGAATAATACTCTTGGTCTGCTACTGTATTAGCAGTAACTCTTGTTTCTAGTCTTCTTAATTTAAAATCTCTTTTATGTCTAGCTTCAGTTAATGCTATAAAGTTAGGAATAGAATCAGTTAAATCTGTTCTGTCTAACCAGTCAGCGATTGCTGATTTAAGTTCTGAGTAATTCGATATTGCCATTATATTCGCCTATTGGTTGTCTTTAGATACCTGTAATCAGGACTATTAATAAGTTTTTTTACTGCTTCTTTGTGGTCTTTATTAAATAAATCAACCCCAAATAGTCTTTTCCATTCATAAACTACAGTCATAGGAATACGAGCAGAGAGTCTAAACTCATCTGCTTTATGATGATCTTCGTTCTGTAATTTCTTATTAGAATCTAAAAGGGGTTGTATATCTTCGATGTGTTCGATAGCAAATTCGCCAGTAGGATTATGATAATGAAATATCTGATTATGTCCTATCTTACG